CAGAAGGGGCAGTATTTAACGATGCAGATTTCTTTGTAATTGAGTTTAATCATTTTGATTTTCTCCTTTGTTCTTTTGATGTATAGATTATAGCACAAATAGTTTATCTTGTCAAGAACTTTTTTAGATTTTCTTTATCTTTTCTGCGAGCCTTGCGCTTGAATTTAGTTTCCATAACCTGTTTATCTTTGGGGCACACATAATGGGGGCAATTCAAATCCCAAGAGGTATAATCAACGCATGTTGCTTTTTTCAAATAATCCATTTTGTTTTCTCCTTTATCTCTTGGATAATTATAGTATAACATAATTAGTTTAAATTGTCAATACCCCGTTGCTAAATACTTTTTTGTCAATCGCCCGGGCCGCGCTTTACCACATTAAAGTGGTAAAGCGTTATCCTTTTCACAGAGGGGAGAGGTCAAGCGGAGAGCTTGTAATAGTTCTTCCGCTTCTCCACTGTGACGCTGACAGCGCCCTCCTTGGCAAGCTGTGTCATGAGAGCACTAACACGGTTCGGAGACAGACCTGCGGCCACCAGTGCGGGGCAGCCCTTCTGCACATCTGCAGAGGTATACACAGTGTCGGCATCCATCCATGCGAGGATTTCATCACGGAAACCAGTGTTCTCAATCTGCTTTGCAGTAGGCTTACGGACTCCCGTGTTCTTCTTGATGGTCTGCGCGATGCGTCCGTCAATGAACTCTACAAGGTCCTCGCGGCCTGCATTGGCAACGATAGTGCGGATAGCTTCGTAATTCTCTCTGATAGTCATGGTATCAACCCTTTCTTGCGTCGGTCGCAACCCTTTAATTTTTATTCACTCCCTTTGGAGTGTCTTTATTATACCACAGGCTCAACCCTTTGTCAAGAGTTTTTTTGCCTTGATGGACTATTTTTTTTGCTCGTCCTGCCGTCCCCCTTCCAGAGCGATGGGGTTGCGTTCTTAGCGCTTGGTTCACATTTATATTCCGCACAACAGGACTCCGTGCGGTAGGGGTCTTGGGGAAAGGTCTTATCCGACTCACGTGGGTCTTGCCTCTGGGCTTCTGCCTTCCCTCGCCCTTTGTGTATTCATTATAGCACACTTTGTGGTGCTTGTCAAGAGGTTTTTTTACTTTTTTTTATTTTTTTTGAGAGGTGGTATCTGTTGCTCTCTCCTCTTGACATGATTATAATACCATAGAATCTATAAAAAAGCAAGATGGGATTTTGCACAAAAAAAGAATTACTTCTGCAGTTTTCAGTTGAGAAAACTGTGCAGTTAGTACAGGTTAACTGGGCGCCCGGGCAAATTAGAGTAGACTAACCGCATGGATAAATTAAAACTTCTGCCTGCTGATTATGACAGAAGTGTTTTAATTCTAAATCGCATCATTGTCAAAGATGCGGTAACCTTAATTCAAGTACCATGGCCATCATCCTTTCTTTTGGTATCCCTCTATTCAATTTGTATGCGTAAGGTAGCTAATCTTACGCAGAGAATGTTCCTTGGTAAGAAGCTTCCACAAGGTTGGCTGACTGGCGTTGGGTCTGCTCATGAGTATTGCGCACTACTCGCAGAGAGGACTCTAACAGGCTCAGTCACTTTCTTGCTTTCCCTTGGAACAATGATATAATACCACACTTCTAAGGAAATGTCAATACCTTTTTTTAAAATACTTTTTTAACAATCGGCCGGGCGCAAAAGCCGATTGTTAGTGAAATAACAATCGGCTAGAATTATTAGAGGCCAAAGCTTTTGCGGTACTCCTGCACCACTCTCCAAGGAGCATACGTTACAGAACTATCAAATTTCATTTTGCATTTCAGTACTTTGAGATAGATTGCGGTTTCAATTTCTACATCTTCAAGACCAGTGTGAGACTCTACAAAATTGTTATTCTTTGTAATGTATTTGTAAGCAACTTCGGCAGAGGTCTGAATATTACCAGCGTTAGAAACATAACCATTTTTCAGCGCCCATTTAATGAAATGCTTTGAACGCAGAAAAGAAGTGCAAGCCATGTTCCAAATGTCAAACAATTCTACACCATACGGAAAGAACCATCTAATTTTTGACGCTGTAATGTAACGGATACCATTGTTTGTAGAACGTCTGTCAAATCCCATGTTGTAAGCGCCAACCATGTCAACATTATACTCTTTGAAATCTTCCGCAATCTGTTTGCGTACATTCCATGCGGTGGTAAGAATGCGCTTGCCTGCTTTGATGTCTTCCCAATACTGGGGGATTTTCTTTGCATAGTAGGCGCTTGACATGAGTTCTTTATCTGTGAAGATTTCACGGAGTACAAAGGAACGACGGCACTTGACTTCACCAGTAGTAGGATTGATAATCTGGTAACCAACGTCATAGGGGATGGGCGCATCTACAAAGTTTGCTGTTTCAGTGTCAAGAATTGTGATGGTTCTTTCAGTATTTTTCATTTTTGATTCCTTTCTTTTGGAGGGTGTAACTTCTTTTCCCTCTCAACGATAATAATAATACCATAGATTATGTAAAATGTCAAGCGGTTTTTTAAAATACTTTTTTAACAACTGCGGCGCCCGGGCGGTTAGCGTTGACTAACTGCCCTCACAAAAAAATAAACCACTCTGGTTGAGTGGTTTATTGTTAGCCATTAGGCAACGGTGTAGACCACCTTGCCCTTGACCTTGCCAACGGTCACACGACCATCAGCCACCAGCGGCTTCATCACAACCGCAATCTTATTGGGGGAAGCCTTTTCAAGTTCGGGGATGATTCCCACAAGGTCTGCGGAACCATAGGAAGTACCTGCCGTCAGCACTTCGGCAACCTTTGCGGTGATTGCGGCATTAGCAAGGGCAACCTTTGTCGGTCCCTCGGTTTTCTTGGCGTTCCGCTTTGCAAGGGAACCCTTGAGAGCCGTAAGGCGCTCTGCAACTTCAACATCAGAGACAACAGCGATTGCACGATTGAGAGCCTCAACATAAGTCATTTTCTTTTCCATGGTATCAATTCCTTTCTGACTGGTAGAGGGTGTCACCCTTTTTTAATTTATTTATCAAGGAGGTTTCCTCTCTTGATTACGTATTGATTATACCACACTTTGTTCTTCTTGTCAAGAACTTTTTTTATTTTTTTTGTGGTTGATTTGTGGAGTTGGCTTTATTCTCTTCCTGCCTTTAATCCATCCGCGAGCTGGCGCATGTCCGCCCCACAAATCTTTCTTTGTTCTTTGTGCCTTTATTATAGCACACTTTGTTTTGTTTGTCAAGGGGTTTTTTCATTTTTTTGAAGAGATTTTATTTTACTTACATCAAGTTATGCGCTTGAGAGAGGTTGTTTTCTTTCTCCCCTTGACGTGTATTATAATACCACAGATTAAGCTAAAAGTCAATACCTTTTTGCTAAATACTTTTTTCACAATCGGCGGGCGCCCGGGCGGTTAGCTAACGCTAACTATCTGTCAAAAAAAGACTACCCACAAGGGGTAGTCAGTTGGTTTAGGCAACAGTGTAAATCACTTTGCCTTTTGTCTTGCCGACAGTCACGCGACCATCAGCCACAAGGGGCTTCATGATAACAGAAACCTTAGTGGGAGAAGCTTTCTCAAGCTCAGGCACAATGCCAATCAGGTCAGCGGAGGAGTAGGAAGCACCACTCTCAAGGACAGATGCAACCTTTTCGGTGATTGCGGCGTTGGCAACTGCAACCTTAGAGGGTGCATCAGTTTTCTTGGTGCGCTTGCGCTCAAGGGAAGCCTTGAGAGCCGTGAGACGTTCCACAACTTCAGCATCAGCAACAGCAGCAATAGCTTTGTCAAGTGCAACAGCGTAAGTCATTTTCTTTTCCATGGTATCAACCCTTTCATTGGCGTCGGTCGCCACCCTAATTTAATTGTGCTACCAGATTCTTATGCCTTTTAGTAGCGGCAAGGCTTGTGGAGATTTCTCTCTCACTTTCTGTATTTATTATACCACAGGTCTTTTGCTTTGTCAAGCATTTTTTTTATTTTTTTTAAATTTTTTTTTGCTGTGGTATCTCTTGATTTGATGTACTCATTATAGCACATTCAAATCAGTTTGTCAAGGGGTTTTTTCTTGTTTCAGAAATTTTCTTTTACCGAGTCGCCAGTTAAATCCCACAGGCGATTTTCTTTTTTTGGGAGCCTCTCCCCTTGACGATTATTATTATAGCACTTTTTTTTAAAATTACAAGATGGGATTTTGCACAAAAGTAAGAATTATTTTTACAATTTTCAAACCAGTTTTTGTGCGGTTAGTACACACTAACTGGGCGCCCGGGCAAAACTTCATCACAGTAAAGTGATGAAGTAATTTATTCTGCTTCTGGATATTTTGCAAGAAATTCTTTTAATTTTTCTTCGCCCTTACGCAATGAAGAACGAGTTGCATAAAATCCCTCAAGTTGAGAAAAGCACCATTTAACAGGGTCACTCTCTCCGAAACTTTCAGCGATACAAAGATCATTATTTACATACTTCCACAAAACTTTTTTAGGAGGGCGAGTAGCATAAACTCCGCACTTGAGACCAAAAAACTTATCTTCCCAAAAACGAAATTCAAAATCTTCATTTTCAAAAACAACTTTGCGACGTTCACCTTGTAGGCTTTCAGCATTAGCAGGTGTAAACATGGCAGAGACAGCCACCCAAATAAACAGTGTAGGAACAATAAATAAAATAGCAGTAATTATTATACTTTCAAAAATCATTTTTTATCTCCTTTGTTTTGTTGTATAAATTATAGCATAGTATTGGAAAAATGTCAAGAGGTTTTGAAAAATTATTTTCTTAACAAAACTGCGCCGCCCGGGCAAGTTAACCTTGCCTAACTGGAAGTAAAATAGATTGCTCTGGTAAACACTACTAAACCAGAGCAACCTACCAAAAGAAAGAAAGGAGATTATAAGAAAGGATTTACTGGTGCGCCATCGCGGATTTGAACCGCGGACACCCGCATTAAAAGTGCGGTGCTCTGCCTGCTGAGCTAATGGCGCATAGGATGCGGTTTTTAAGGATAACCGCAAACCATTGTTAAGAATTAAGCGGAAAGTCTGTAATAGTGTTTCCGCTTTTCAATCGTGGAAGTCACGGCACCCTCTTTTTCAAGAGCCGTCATAAGTGCGCTCACACGATTGGGGGAAAGACCTGCCGCAACGAGAGAGGGGCAACCCTGCTGAACGTCAGCGGAAGTGTAGATGGTGTCCGCATCCATCCAAGCGAGAATCTCGGCTTTAAATCCCGTATTCTCAATCTGTTTTGCAGTGGGTTTACGCTCACCAGTGTTCTTCTTCACTGTCTGAGCGATACGCCCATCAATGAAGTCAACCAGTTCGGTCTCACCGTTGGCAACAAGAATCTTGCGGATAGCTTCATAATTTTCTCTGATAGTCATAGTATCAATTCCTTTCTGATGTTCGGTCATCACCCTTGATTACGTGCTTATTATAGCACAGATTTGATTGTTTGTCAAGGGGTTTTTTGATTTCAATTGAGATTTTTTTTGGGGTGGTCTCTCTTGTTCTCTCTCCCCCTGACATGTATTATAATACTACAAAACTTGCTAAAAGTCAAGAACTTTTTTTCATTTTCTGCAAAGTATTTTTTTAACAATCGGCGGGCGCCCGGGCAACCGAGAGGGCATTTCAAATCTCATTTCAGAACAACAGGAGTAATACTAAAATCCTGCAATTGTTTATTTTTCATCAAAGTGTTGACTGCTTTAACTGCCTCATCTTTCGTTTTAAAAAACTTCATTACAGTTAAGCGCGTTTCAGCATTAAAGAAAGTCAATTTAAAACGGATAGTCATAGCCATTACCTCCATCTCTTGGTAATCCTAATTATACCATACTAACAGTACCTTGTCAATACCCGTTTGAAAAATCGCCCGGGCAGGTTAGCCCACTCTAACCGAGAGGGCATTTCAAAAATCAATCTAATCCTGCATCCCCTGCAACTATCATGCGACTAAGACCGAAATTTTTTTCGTATACTTCAGCAATGTGAGAAACATGCATTTCATCGCCGCTACCAGTGAAGAAAATAATGTCAAGATTATTATTTTTTTGTATTTCTTTTATTAGATTAGCGAGTTGATCTAATTTTTGATGACATTCATTGCGCTCACGCTTTGTTAATTCATTGTCAACATCCTCTCTTAATTTCTGTAGAGAGGAAATTGACATTGTTTTAATGTCAATTTCCATAATTTAGTTTATCCTTTCTTTTCTCTTGGTTTTGCAAGAGTGATGCGGTATGTGGTTTCGTTCAGTGTGAAAGTAAACTCTCTTTCTGGATTTACAATGGTAGGCATTCCGCCGAAATCAACGATAGCATTGAAAAGAGTGTTAATTATTTCTCTCTTTTCATCATCTGGTTTGCGCTCTCTTGTGCGCTTTTCAGTCTCTACCTTGCGAGAGCCTTGCGTCATTTTCTTGACGACTTTTTTCTGTTCTGCGGTGAGTTCCACAGATACATCATTTTCATCATCTTTGATGAGCTGTATAGCTTCCTCTCTGGTGATGCCGAGTTTTTTCATGTATAGTTCAATCTGTTTTTCCATGGTATCAACTCCCTTTCTTTTCTTAGTACAGTCATTATAGCACACTATTTTTATTCTGTCAAGGGGTTTGCGATAAATACTTTTTTCACAAAGTGGCGGCGCCCGGGCAAGTTAGGCTGGATTAACCAGCCTTATAGGAGTGCAGTGAGCGTTTCAAGAATGTTATTTACATCACAAGCCATTCCTACCCAATTGTCACGGTTTTGTCTTTCATCATCAAAGAGAATGCCGAAAGGATGATTGGCAAGAAATTGTTTAGGGGTGCCGTATTTAGCAATCTTGATTTCATCAAAGTGAACCGAGCCGAGATGCTTTGCAAGCCATTTTTCTTTGGCTTCTGCAACTCTATCACCATAGGAGTCAGAACCAGATTTTGCTAACCAAGAAATAACACCGATGTGCCACCCTTCAGCCTGTAAAGCATTCAGCAACTTACCGAGTTTCCGCATGTCAACAAGCGGCTTTGCTTCTCTGTATGGTTTAGTCTGTTCGGCGCACAAACTATCAAGCCATCCATTCACGCCATAGAGGTCGGCAATCGTTCCATCCATGTCAAAGTAAATTGCTTTATACATTCTATTCATTTCCTTTCTTTCCCTTTTGGTATAATAATTATACCATATATATTTTATTTTGTCAATTATGCGTTTTGCACAAACTTGCACTGGCGAGCCCGGCTTTATGCACGGGCTTCCAGCCACTGGAGCATTTTCATGCTCTCTGCCTTGAAGCGGATAACTTTGCGGCTATTGTCAAAGCTGGCCCAATTATCCATGAACTCGGAGAACTCTTCAGCGTTCATATAGTAGGCAACTAGAACTTCATCAACCAGGCTCACCCAAATCCAAGTGGTGCTATGAACGGTTGCAAAGTATGTGGTTTTGACTTCCATATAGTTAGCACCAAGAACTTTGTTAACTAAAGTTGCTTTATTGGATTTTACGCTGGCGTTGAGTTCTTCAATATCGCTGCCCATATCGTAAGGGGTATTTGCATCTTTGCGGGCTTCATATCCGAGAGCTGCTTTCAGCAGAGTCTCTTTCAGCTCGCCGCCGTTGGTCCAATTTGCGCCGCCGTTGAGACTATAAGGGGCGCCTTTGTGCGCGGGGTCAAACACATAGGGGACATTAACGACATAGGTTGCTTTTTTCATCTCGGTTACCTCTCTCTTTAGGATGACTCTATTATAGCACTTTCCCGGCAAAAGTCAAGAACTTTTTTCGCAAAAAACCACTTTTTTTATTGTGCAATTTGCACAAAATTTTCGTTGTGTATTTTGCACAAAAATAATTTCAGCGTTTTGCACAAAAAGTTGTTACCATTTTGTAACCGTGTGATAGTTACTTAATTAACAAAGTTTAGCGATTTAGCGAACTAAAGAGTGATAATTAAATAATTAACAATCGCTTTACCACTTTAGCGAACTAAAGCACTTTTGGGATTTAGCGCGTTAGCGCTTTAGCGTGCTAAAGTGCGCGATTTTTTTCACAAGCGGTTAGCCGGGCGAAACTCGGCCCGCATCGCCAGTGTGCGGGCCGGCGACAGTATGGGCCTTTATGCGCTTTCAATGCATTAAAATGCATAAAAAAAAGAACCGCTGTAGGGCGGTTCAAATGTCGTCAGATGCATAGCGCACAGTGGCGGAGCAATCGGCGAAGCGGTAGACGCGAGAGAAAGAACCCTCAATTGTCTCGGCGGTCACAAGTACCTCAAAGAGGGCTTCAACCATCTCGGGGTCAGCATAGGGGCGGTCAATCTCACAGAAGTTGGCATCAAAGCCGTCAAAGTCTTCAAGAGTGATATCAAAGTGAGTGCCCTCGGTGTACCAAGTGGCATCAGCGGAAGTCTCAAGGCGGGTCAGGATAGCGAAGATGGTCTCAAACATTTTTAGTTCCTTTCTGGTTTTGTAGGAGTGTCCTTCTCCTCTTGACATTATGAATTATAGCACAGGTGGCCCGGTTTGTCAATACCCTTTTTTGCAAAAAGAGGATTTTTTTTATGCGGCTTTTGCTTCAAGGTAAGCGTTGATTTTGCTGTTGCAAAGCTTGATGCGAATTTTTTTTGCGTATTCATCCCACATGCTGCAATCTTTGACGAAAGCTTTGAATTCTTCAGAATTCATAAACCACAGGTCAACAAATTCATCGTATTCATACACCCAAATGTAAGTGGTGCTGTCAAGCTCTGAAGCAAAGAAATTGTTATAATACTCTTCAAAGGTGTTGCCAAGGTCTTTTCTATCGGAAAGACTGCAGTTCCAAGATTTCACACTTGCGTTGTACTCTGGAATGTCGTGCCCTTTATCGTTGCGGGTGTTAGCATCCTTTGTGGCTTCCAGACCAAGCACGGACTTTGCAAGGCACTCACAGAAGTCGCCGTGGTTCATGAAGGACTTGCCACCGTTGATGGAATACTTTGCGCGGGGACGGTCTGCCTCAAAGGTGTAGGACAGGTTCTTGACAAAAGTAAGCTTTTTCATTTTGGGTGTCTCCTTTGTTTCTTTCTGTAATAGATTATAGCACTTCCGGGCACTGCTGTCAATACCTTTTGCTTCGTCATTTTGCACAAAATTTTCCCATGGCTTTAATTGGCGCGAACTCGCCCCGCATCGGCTGTGTGCGGGGCGCTGAAAAATGCCGCTTTATGCAGTTTCGGTCGGCCAAAAGGCATAAAAAAATGACCTCCCTGCCCCTGCAGGAGGTCGGTGGCCTTCTATTTCTATACCGCGGACAAGGGGGCGGCCCTGGCACATGGAGACGGCGGGCGCGGTCTCGTTGGCCTTCGCGGTTTGGGGGCTTTCCCCCTCGGCCACCCTGCCGCGTCAGGTGGCTTTCGCTCCGTATTCCTTAGGCGCCCCTGTATGTCGGCGGCGAGCCGATGGCGCCCCCCTTTCGGGGTACTCCCGCCCAGTATTTTTGTCATCGCGCCCGCGGAACGGCGCTCAAGTATGAACTTGTCTCATGGGATTCGCTCCTCTCTTTAGGATGGTTTTATTATACCACAAATCCTGCAAAAGTCAAGAGTTTTTTTGCAATTTTTAAAAGTTTTTTGCGGGGTGGCCTTAGTCGGCCATCACCAGGACCTTAAAGGTCCCATCCGCGAGGGGGAAGTAAATCCCGCCCTCATTGGCCGCATACTCGGCGGCGGCCTCTTCAGAGGCGAAGATCACACGGACCATTCAATTGTCTCCTTTCCTTTAGGATGTCTCTATTATACCACATTTCCGGGGAATGTCAAGAGTTTTTTTCAGGAAAAGCAAAAAAAAATTGCCCGCCCGGGCAATCGCTCAAAAAATTCTTTAACGCTGTAGTTCGCTGAAGTTTGACCGGCCCACGCCCGGGCACGGCCACCAATTACCACTCTATAAAGGGTTTACCACATAGACCGGCAAAAGGACAGGCGGCGCAATCCGTCTATTGAGCGCAAGCGCGCACAAGAACAATGATTGCCTATAGAGTCACTTCATCCATCAGCGTTATTCTCTCCTTTTATTTATTTTTTACAATATAATTTTACCATTTATTTTTAAAAAAATCAAGTGAGCGCACGCTCACTCTCTGTATTTTTGTATCCGCACATTATGCACCATGATACCATTTATTTTATCACAATCTGTCATTGCATGACTGACATTTTCATGATGACTATAATAATAATAACCATCTTTTTCTTTCGTGCAGACTATAAACTCATAGCGCCATGCTTCGGCAGGCACATTTTTTATTTCCATTCATTTCTATTCCTTTCTTTTGGATTGCGTTACATTATACCAAAAATTTTTTTCTTTGTCAAGTACTCACAGAGACTTGAGGACTTCAAGAATGTTGTTGACGTTGTAGGCTTTGCCCGTCCACTGGTTGCGGTTATTCTCTTCATCATCAAAGAGAATGTCAGCAAAAGAAGAGGCAAATTGTGCTTTGCAAGTCCCATAATTTACAATGTGCATTTCATCAAACTTTACAGAAGCGAGATGCTTTGCAAGCCAAGCTTTTTTTGTTTCGGTCACTGCTTTGTTGTATTCAGCAGAGCCGCTTTTGCTTAACCAAGAGATGATAACAATCTGGTTGCCCTCTCTCTGCAGGCGGTTCAGCACTCTTGCAAGGCTATTCATGTTCAACATAACTTTTGCTTCTGCATAGGGCTTTACATCTTCAGCAATGAGGTATTCAAGCCAATTCTTTACGCCATAGAGATTTGCAATAGTTCCATCCATGTCAAAGCAGATTTTCATTTTTTTAATTCCTTTCTTTTCCTTTTGTGATTATAGTATAGCATGAACCGGGAAAAAAGTCAAGAACTTTTTTTTGTCTTTCTTTTGTAACTTATTTGCCCGGGCGATCTAAGCTTGTTAACTAATTAATTAACAAAGTTGTTGAGGACTAAAAAAAAGAGGATTTTTTAGTCCTCTTGATTCATTGGATATTTTTCATGTGTTTCAACAATAAGCCGTAAACTCTCATTATTCCAATCAGTTTCTTCAAGACGTTCACAATATTTGCAGAATTTAATCACAATGGGATTTTCATAGCCGTAGATTCTAATCATGCGGGTGATTAATTCTTCACGAAGTTCAGTCATTTTTTTAATTCCTTTCTTTTTCTTTTGTGATTATAGTATAGCATAGCCCGGGCAAAATGTCAAGAACTTTTTTTAAAAAAAAGGAACTTTTTTACAGTTCCTCTTTTTCCCAATTTACGCGATAGCCAAAAGAAAAGTTCTCACGCTTTTTGATGTACTTTCTATAAATGTAGGTAAAGAAGCCGACACATTCAAGGGTGAAAGGTATTTCCTCTCCATCTTCTACCAACAGCCGCAGCTTGTCAGGGTAGTTATTATCTAACTTAGTGGAGCGAGGACAGCGCGCGCCAGTCGCCATGAAAAAATAATATTTATGAAATCCGCAAATAGGCTCAAGAGTAACAAACTGAAAGAAATACATTTTTTTAACTCCTTTTCTTTTCTTGATTGTATTCTATCACATCTTTTGGAATTTGTCAAGAACGTTTTTAAAAGAATTGAATTATTTTTGTAGTCACCGCAATAATAAAAATCATGCCTGTTATAAAAATGATGCTACCTATAGTCCATTGTATCTGTAAATGTTTATCTTCATCTGTAACAAGAAAGATGCTAAAACTTAAAGCAATAACAACGTAAATAAAGAATAATGTTATCATTTTTATTTCCTTTCTTTTACTTTTCAATAGTTCCAATCAGTTCCCAGCCGCCAAACTTAGGAAGCCAATCAACAGGCATTTCATAGATTTCATCGGTGTAAATGGATTTCCACAGATTGTATTTTTTCATTTTTTTGATCCCTTTCTTTTTCCTTTGTGAGTCTATTATAGCACAGCAGTTCCCGGTTGTCAAGAACTTTTTGTAAAAAAAAGAAAGTTTTTTAAAAAACTTTCTTTCCCTTGTATTTCCAATATTCATCGTGGTCTTTCCACCATTCATTATAGATTGTATAAATTCCGGTCACATCCTGCAGGCTGTATTTGAAAAGATTGTATTCAGTTCTTTTTCCACCAGCGTAGAAGCCCCATGCTTTTCTTGCTGTTTCAACTTCAATTTCAATTAAAGCATACTCTTTTACAATTCCGGCAAAGCCCCAATAGTCAAGAACTACATTAATAATTTTATTAATGTTATTAGTTCTGTTATAAGCGAAAAAGCAAATGCCCTTGCTATTAGTATCACATTTTTCAGACCAATCAAAATGGTTTTCAATTGTTTCATTGTTTAAAAGTTTTTCAACTTCTTCTTTTCCAACAAATCTGTAAAGCTTCATTTTTATTTATCTCTCTTTCTCTTTTGTGATTATAGTATAGCACGGATTGCCCGGTCTGTCAAGAGTTTTTTTTGTATTTTTTTATTTTTTTAGGTGAGAGGTTTTACCCTCTCACCACCAGATTTCTTCAACCTCTTTCTTTTCCATCAGCTCACCGTTAAGCTTTTCAAGCTCTCTCACCTCTTTTGCAGAGAGGCGGCAGGCGCCTGTGCGGTAACCATTTGCGAAGATGTAGAAGAAGTATTTTTTCATTTTAGGAAGTTCCTTTCTTTTTCTTTTGTGATTACATTATAGCACCGCCCGGCCGATTTGTCAAGCATTTTTTTTGATTTTTTTAAAAAAATTTTTTACAGGGTGAGGATTCACCGCACCCTGTAAATGTAATGGTTCCAATAAATTTGACGTTTTACCACACCGAGACGGCAGTAAATGTTTAACAGTTCGTCAATCTCTTTCCGTAAAGATTTATCACTCCACAAATCTAAATTATAATTTTCTAAATAGTATTTATGAATCTCATCAAAATCAAAACACCCTGCAGGATGTAAGCCGTCACTATCTTCAAAACCATAGGCGGCAGGCAGGCTTTTTGAATAGGTGAGGAATCCCCAAAATCTTTCGCTGTATTTAGCTTTTGCAAAAGCGCAAACATACACAATCCCAAAAATACTAAGAGCATACCAAAAGGCTAATACTTTAAACATTGTTTATTTCTCTCTTTCTTTGTTGATGATGCTATTATAGCACGTTTTGCGCTTCCTGTCAAGACCTTTTTTTATTCTCCGCATCTATCCATGGTTGCCAATTCACCATGAATTGAGTTAAGCCGTTTTAATTCCTTCACATCCAGTTTGCGCGCATACCACACAAAACCATCGGCAAACACATACTTGTAATAAACCATTGTTGTCTATCTCCTCTTTGTTCTATTCTATTGGATGCAGTGCAGAGCGTTTAACGCTCTACACTGTAACCACTGTATTGACTCACAACAATCACATCATCATAGATGCTTGTTGTGTTGTTGTCGTCCATCACCATTGACACAAAGTCGCCAATCTCATAATCTTCAACACCTTCAAACTCCCACAGGTTGCCTGTGGCATCCTCAACAACCACAACATCCGCATCTCTGTCTATCTCATAGACAACAGCAGTTTTTGCGTAAATGTCAGCATTAGCGCAAAGGGCGAAAATTCCAAACAGGCAGACGATAGCAAGAATAATAGCAATGTGTTTCATTTTTTTTAATTCCTTTCTCTTTGTTTGTGAGTTCATTATAGCACAGGTTTTCAAATCTGTCAAGGGGGAAAATGCACTTCCATCAATAATTTTTTATACCACCTTGGTTGATTTTTGCGGCAATACTCCACCGAGACTGCCGGCACCAATTCCACTACGGCGGCCGCCGGCTCCATCCCATCCAGAGCGTCCGCCCCATTACTTAGTTAATTAAATGTTTAACAAAGGTCGGCCCCTCGGCAGAGCCGGCGCGCCCGGTCAGCACTTTGTTAGTTAATAGTCTGTCAATGTTGCGTCCTCTGCCAAGAGCAAGAAAGAGGTGGAAGATTCTTTACTCCTCTACCTCTATCTCTACAATGTGCGCGCTGTCGGCACCTGCGTTCATAGCTTCCTTTGCCACTTCTTCGGCTTTGTCGCGAAAGACGTAATACCTTTGGTAGGTCCTGCCGTAGCGCACTTCTCCACCTTCTTGAAAGTTAATAGTTAGCTCATAGATTCGCATGGTATTTGCTCCTTCATGTATTGATAGAATAGTCTGTTAACAATAAACTACTGTTTATTATTCTTTTACTATTGGTTCTTGTCCTCTGTTGAGCTTTCTTGCTATCTCGCAAGCCTGCTCGCGGCTCTCCGCCCACTCCCAGAACTTAGAGGACAGGCACTCATAGTGAGAGATGAAATAGCGACCATCGCACGCGCGCACGACGTTCCAAGTAGGGATGGTTCTTTCCATTGAATTAATCTCCTTTGCTTTTTCTACTGGTAGTATACCACAACAGCCGGCTCTTGTCAATTGTGTAATTTACACAAAATTTGGTTACATCCTGACAAATCTATGTCAATGGTCGCCCCTGCGGAGCCAGCTGGCCTGTCCGTCGGTGGCGGACAACCACCGTTGCGTTTCTCTTAATCATTGAATGTGATGTTCCGGGTGATTAGCAACTCGCGTTGATTAGGCCACTTTTGTTGAGAATTTTTTGCGAGCATTTACTCACGCGAAACTCCGGCCGCATCAGTAGTCAGCGGCCGGATGCTTGGCCGGGCTTATGAAGGAGGGTACCTTTATGCCGCGGTATGTCTCGGCAATACGTTTAGCAGACGTTTACTCAAGACAATAGGGGGGCGGGGTATTTTCGGGAAAAATTTTTTTTGAAAAAAATTTAACAACATGATGTGGCCCAAAAATCTCCCAAATCAATTTCCGATTTCCCCTCATCCATTTCCTTCCTCACAGCTCTTCAACTTCAAAATAATTCTTTAATAATTCAGCCAATACATGCCTATGACAAAATTCTCCTGTTTTCTCATAACAACATAAAACAATATCTTTTCCACCGCTAGCCTTCTCAATAGCCTCTGCCAGCATCTAACTATTAGCAAAGCCTCGCGCATGTAATTCTTCCACATACCTTTTTGCAAAAGTATTATCATTAATTCTACCTGCTTTAAAATCCGCAATTAGTCCTTCCCCAGGAGCTAACAACTTCTCATTAGGAAATTTTAACCCTTTAAAAGGGTATCTTGTAATCCCAAGCACCATTGCATCCGCAGGAAACTTTCTCCAATTGCCAAAATAACTTGTATATACTTTCATAGCATCTCCGCTAATTTATCAGGAATCTCAATACCAAGAGCTTCAAGAGTTTTTGCAGCCAGCGCATAATTATCCTATGCTATATTTTTACCTGCCTTGCGCAAACAAATATACTATCCATCATCAGTATTAAGCGCAAAGAATTCAACTTCATCATTTACATTTAATCCAAATCTATCTCTCATTCCTTTTGGAATGCTAACTCTACCTAAAGAATCAATTTTTCTGGTTGTATTTTCTTTCGTTAACATCATCATAACATTATTCCTTCCTATACATTTTACTAAAAATATTATACCATTTTTTTTACATTTTGTCAATTTTGTGTAATTTATTCCTTGACTTTTTAAAAAATTTTCGGTATAATGGTAATGAAATGGAGGTCGGTACAGTTTGATAAAACTTGATTATACACTTGATTCTCCAGAAGCAAGGAATGAATTAGTAAAACAAATACTTGAAGATAATCCAGAACCTAATGAAAAATATCTGGAAATTTTAGCTGATTATCTAATTCTTTGTATGGAGAAACAAGAACGTAAAGAACGAAAAATCCTTACTGATAATCGTATGACGACAGTAAATAAAAGAGAAACCTCCTTTGAAGGGCTAGTATCCCAATTTGAAAATGGTGAAGATGGTATATATAATTTAATTACAGAAAATAAAAATATAATTTTTTAGCCAAAAGTAACGATAACAAAAAGAGATTTAGAAGAAATACCATAGCTCCGCCAATTGCGCGAAGCTATTTCTATTTGGGAAGAAAAACTTAAAACTGCTACTGGGCATGAAGCTTATATTATTAAAAACACTTTAATTGAACTACGAAAAGATTAGTATGTTATTAAAAATGCTTATCGTCGTCCAATTGTCTTAACCAAAATCATTCATTCAAAAAATGTGCCTGCACTTGATGGAGACATTAGTATTGATGAAGATGGTAACTTAATTTCTTCTGGTATTACCCTTACAAATCCAGCAGTTTGTTCAGCTATCTTATGCAATTATTCAAAATTGAAAGAAGATAGCTGGGGTTATTTTGAAAACGATATGTGGTGTCTAATTTATGATTTTGAAACAGTATGCGATAAAGCATTAGAAAAATATCCTTTATACAAACGTATTATAGAATATAAAATTGATGGACTCCAAAATATTGATATTCAAGAAGCCATTCAAGTGGAGTTTGGAATTAAACATAGTGTTGAATATATTTCCAGTCTCTGGCGCAACAAAATACCTGCGCTCATTGCTTCTCAAGCAGAAGATGATTACTTAAATTGGTATTATACTCAAGTTGAAAAAGGAAAGTATAAAAAATGCAGTAGATGCGGTCAAATTAAACTTGCGCATAACAAATATTTTTCTAAAAATAAGACTAGTAGAGATGGCTTTTACTCCATCTGTAAATGCTGCCGAAATAAGAAAAAATGACCTTGGGCAGAAATGATTAAGAGAAAAAGGAGATTTTTACATAATTTTTGAAGGCAATAAAAAAGCCTTTAAGGAGGTAGTAAAATGCCAAAAGAGAAGAAAACACGCTATTGTCAAAAATGTAATAGAACTAAAGATGAAAGTAATTTTTATGGGTCAAATAATTTAGAAAAATATCCAGAAGGTAAATTAAATCTTTGTAAAGAATGTTTGACAATGCATGTTGATAACTGGAATCCAGATACTTATTTATGGATTTTAGAAGAATGCGATGTCCCATATGTCGCAGAAGAATGGAACAAATTATTGGCTTCTTACGCAAAAGATAAAACTAGTGTTACTGGTATGACTATTATAGGTCGTTATCTTTCTAAGATGAAACTCAAATAGTTTAAAGATTATAGATGGAAAGATAGTGGATTCTTACAAGAAGTTGCCAATAATAAAATGGAAAATGCTATGAAAGCACAAGGGTATGATGCGCAAGAAATAGCAGAAGCTATTGCAAAAGCAACTATTCCATTGCCGGAATAGCCTATTCCAGATGATGAAAACTATTTAGACAATCATGGTTATAAAACAGAAGTCCCTAATTATTTTGATTAGTTAAATGGTATTAAAGAAGAGGACACAACATTTGATGATTCTCTCACCGATGAAGATAAATTGTATCTTCGTATGAAATGGGGCAAGACCTACCGACCAGAAGAATGGGTTTAGTTAGAAAAACTTTATACTGATATGGTAGAGTCTTATGATATACAATCTGCGGGACATATTGATACATTAAAAATGGTTTGTAAGACTTCTTTAAAAGCAAATCAATTATTAGATATGGGTGATGTTGAAGGCGCCCAAAAGATGGTAAAAATGTATGATATGTTGATGAAATCTGGTAAGTTTACAGCAGCACAAAATAAAGCAGAAAAAGGTGAATTTGTTGATTCATTTTCTGAACTATTTGCAATTTGTGAAAAAGATGGTTTTGTGCCGCGATACTATACCGATGGTCCGCAAGATAAAGTTGATAGAACTATTTAGGATTTATAGAAATACACACGTTCATTAGTTACTGAAGAAATGAATCTTGGTAATTTGATTGAGCAAGCAGTTAAATAGATACAAGCGGATAAAGAGAAAGAAGCAATGCGCGACGCAGAAGCAGCTGATGATGATGAAGCATTTGAGGCTGAACTTTTTGATGAAGATTAGAAATACCTTGAAGATGAAGACTTCTTACAATTGCGGCAGATGGTTGAAGAAGACGCCGCAGATGATGAAGATTTTCTTAATTCTTTAATAGATGATGAAGATTTAGTATAATGGCATTACAAGATTTATTAGATTTATCTACTACTAAAAAGAAAAAGATAGGTATTTCAGAAGAACGTTTAGAACCATTGAAACCTATATTACGTCAATATCTTGCCTATTGGAGAGAATATCCTGATATGTTTGTTGATTTTTTACAAGGTGGAGAAAAGGGAATTATCCCTGACAGTGGTTTAAAGTTTTATTTTTATCAAAGAGTATTTTTAAGAACTGCTATGCGCTATAAGTATGTTTACATGGTTTTCCCTCGTGCATATTCAAAATCTTTCTTATCTGTTTTAGTTTTGATGTGCCGATGTATTTTATATCCTAGAGCAAAATTATTTGTTACTTCTGGTGGTAAAGAGCAAGCTGCTGGTATTATAAAAGAAAAAGTTGAAGAACTTTGCACTTTAGTGCCAGCTCTTGATAAAGAATTAGACCATCGGCCAGGACGAACGCGAATAAGTAAAGATTACTGTATTTTTATGTTTAAAAATGGGTCTTACTTTGATAATATCGCAGCTACTGAAAAATCAAGAGGTAAACGTCGTCATGGCGGAGTTGTTGAAGAATGTGTTGGTGTTGATGGTAAAATACTTTCAGAAGTTATTATTCCTACAATGAACGTTTCACGACTATGTATGGATGGAACTATGTAGCCAGATGAAATATTAAATAAATCATAGATTTTTGTTACTACTGCTGGATGGAAAGGTAGTTTCGCTTATGATAAATTGATTTAGCTATTGGTTTGGATGATTACTGAACCAGAAAAAGCTTTTGTCATGGGAGGCACTTGGCGCATCCCAGTGTTAGTAAAATTACTTGATAGAACCTTCTTACAAGACCTTCAACGAGATGGTACTTATAACGAAGCATCATTTGATAGAGAATATGAAAGTAAATGGTCTGGCACTGCAGAAAATGCTTTCTTTAATGGAGAAGTATTTGATAGGCATCGTGTGTTAAAACAACCAGAGTATGAGTTTTCTGGACGGTCATCCTCACAAACTTATTATGTTATTTCTGTTGACGTAGGTAGAAAAGGTTGCGATTCAGTAGCATGCGCTTGGAAGGTTACACCATAGTCTGTGGGACCTGCTATTAAATCATTAGTTAATATGTATACTATTTCTGATGCTCATTTTGAGGATTAGGCAATTAAACTAAAGCGTCTTTATTATAAATATAAAGCACGTAGAATGGTAATTGATGGTAATGGTTTAGGTATTGGTTTAATTGACTATATGGTTAAACCATAGAATGATACAGAGACTGGAGAACATTTTCCAGATTTTGGCGTTTATGGTGGAACTCAAGAGGACGCTGCTGAAGAATATAAAAAATTCCGCACCAGTGAAACAGAAGAAGGAGCTATTTATATCTTTAAAGCAAATGCGCCCATCAATTCAGAAGCACATGCGAATGCTCAAACTCAAATGAATGCGGGAAAAGTAAAATTACTTATTGATGAACGTATCGCTAAAGTAAAATTATTAGATACAGTTGCAGGTAAAAAAATGTCCCCAGAAAAAAGGGCAGAGTATTTAAAACCATTTACCTTAACTTCTATTTTAAAAGAGGAAATGGGAAATCTTCGTGAAGAAAATGAAGGAATTAACATTATCTTAAAATAGGCGAATAAAGGTATTAAAAAAGATAAGTTTTCTGCTTTTGAATATGGATTATATTATATAAAATTAGAAGAAGAAAGTAAGAAGAAGAAGAGAAAGTTTAAAGTTACAGATATGCTATTTATGAGTTAAGGGAGATGAAAAAATGCGCGCAAGCAGAGGCGAAATAAAAATTGAAGAAATCTTAATTGATGCGGATTTAAATTTTGAAGAAGAATATATTTTCCCTGGACTTCGTAGTAGTAATGGGAAACCTTTGCGGTTTGATTTTGCTGTTTTTGATGACGATGGTCATATTGATTTTTTAATTGAATATCAAGGAAAACAGCATTATGAACCAAGTGCCAAATTTGGTGGAAAACGAGGGTTTTACCAATAGCAATATAATGATAATAAGAAAAGACGTTTTTGCGCTTTATAGGGGATTAAATTAATTGAAATCCCCTATACTGAAGAAAATCTAATTTCTTATGATTATATTATGAAAAAAGCTGGATATTAAGGAGGTGGAGTTTTGGATAAACTCAATACAGAAAATACCAAACAAGACACCATCCATGCAAAAGGTTTTGATTTGTTTAATTTCAATTATGCAAATCCAGATAATGTACCAGCTGATGTAGTTGATTACAGTAAGATTCGTGTAGGCGTAAAACAATTAGAAGATGCAGTTTTAGAGTTAGGAACTTTAAGACAAGCAAGACTTCCTTTTTGTAATAAAAGAGATATAATGCGAGCTATTGTTGAACGTGATTATAGACGTTTAAGATAGATTTCTGATTTCTTTTATGCGGCCAGCGGTATTTATCAAACAGTATGCAACTATTTCGCATATCTATATCGGTATGATTGGTATATTTATCCAGAAAATGTAAAAGATTCTGCAAAACCTGAAAAAGTTATTGAAGAATATACAAAGATGTTAAGTTATTTGGATAGCTCTTATATCAAAAAATTATGCGGTGATATAGCATTAAAGATTGTTAAATATGGATGCTATTATGGTTATATTATTGATTCTACGAAAAGTATTTAGATTCAAGAATTACCTGCTGAATATTGCCGTACTAGATATTCTGTTGCGGGAAGCCCTGCGATTGAATTTAATATGGCCTTTTTTGATGAAAAGTTTGTTGATGTTACTTATCGCATGAAAGTAATTAAAATGTTCCCAGAAGAGTTTGCTAAAGGATATGCTTTGTATAGGCAAGGGAGGCTTGCGCCAGATGAAGAGTTTGCTAGTATAAACTCTGAATATAGACGCAGTTATGGTTGGTATTTATTAGACCCAGGTTGCACAGTAAAATTTAATTTAAATGGTAGTGATTTACCTATTTTTATTAATGCGCTTCCTGCGATTCTTGACCTTGATGCAGCTCAAGAATTAGATAGAAAAAAGCAAATGTAGAAGTTGTTAAAGATTTTAGTTCAAAAATTACCAATGGATAAAAATGGTGATTTAATTTTTGACGTAGATGAAGCAAGAGATATTCATAATACAGCAGTTGCAATGTTAAGACGTGCTGTTGGAGTTGACGTTATTACTACTTTTGCTGATGTTGAAGCAATTGATATTAGTGATAAAAATACAACTACATCAACTGATGATTTAGAAAAAGTTGAACGTACAGTTTATAACTCTCTTGGTGTTTCACGTAATTTATTTAATACCGATGGTAATTTATCATTAGAAAAGTCTATTTTAGATGATGAGTCTACAATGAGAAATCTATTATTACAATATGAAATCTTTTTTAATCGTATCGTTGATAAAAAGAGTGTTAATAAAAAGTTTAATTTTAGATTTTCAATGTTAGAAACTACACAATATAATTATAAAGATTTATCTAAAACTTATAAAGAATTAACAGCTAATGGACAATCAAAGTTCTTACCAATGATATCATTGGGTCATTCACAAAGTTCTATTGTTAATTTAGCTTACTTTGAGAATGAAATCCTTGACTTACCAACTCTTATGGTTCCTCCTCTGATGAGTTCAACGATGAGTGGAGCTGATTTGTTGGACATAAAAAGTCAAAAAAATACAACGAAAAGTCAAACTACATCAGAAGGCCAGTCTGGTCGTCCTGAAAAGCCTGATGATTAGAAATCTGAAAAAACAATTTAGAATAGAGAATCTATGAGTTGAAAGGAGGATTGATTAACAAATGAGTCATGCAAGTATTGCAATGCCAGAGCGTCCAATAGAATTAATTGATATTACTCCGGTAAATCCTCTTATTTCAAAGTGTAAAATTAAAGTATGTTATGTTGGAGACGAACCCAATAGAAATAAAAGTATAATTTCTAAGGAAGTCGCAAAGGATTTAGCTAATAGTATCCCTGGATGCCCTATTGTAGGTTTCTTTAATGAATCTACAGGAGATTTTGAAGAACATAATCGTGTTATTGATATTTCAAATGGGAAATTTTAGATTAAAGATACGACTCGTCCTTATGGCTTTGTAAGTATGGATGCGCCAGTTTGGTTCTAGTGGTTTGAAGATGATGGAGAACCTCATGAATATCTTATGACCGAAGGTTATATTTGGACTGGTCAATATCCAGAAAGCCAGCGAGTAATAGAACAAGGTAATAATCAATCTATGGAATTATCTGAAGATTTATTAGATGCGCATTGGACAAAAGATAATAATGGAAATCCTTAGTTTTTCATTATAAATGAAGCAATAATGTCTAAACTGTGTATTTTAGGTGAAGATGTTGAACCTTGTTTTGAAGGAGCTTCTATTACTAAATTTGCGTTTGAGGATGACTTCAAGTAGAAGCTATTCTCATTGATGACTTAGATGCAAGAAATTCTGAAAGAAGGAGGAGCACCAGTGTTTAATAGATATGCTGTTGAAATTGGTGATTCTTTATGGGGTGCCATTTATGAACATGTTTGGTCTTTTGGCCATGATGAAAATTATTGTTCAATGTACGCTATTGATGGCATTTATGAAGAGAATAGCCAAAAATTTGCCATTCTTCAAGACCGCAAAACAAAAAAATATTATCAGTTAAATTTCTCCATTGATGAAAGCAATGGTTTAGTAATTGATAATGACTTAACAGAAGTTGTTTTAACTTATGTCCCTGCGGCAGAATCTCAATTTGCTAAAGAAGCTGTTGAGGCTTATGAATTAGATTTTGCTAATAAAAAGAAAGCAGAAGAAGCATAGGTTGAAGAGCCTGTTGCGGAAGAGCCTGCTAAGGCTGAAGAAGAAGTGGTTGAAGAACCAGAAGCTGAAGAAGAGCCAGCACAAAAATATAGCCTTGAAGATATTGAGGAATATGTAACTCTTCAGAATGATTATAATCAGCTTCAAAACACTTATAGTGAGCTTCAGAACAAATATGCTGAATTAGAGAAAGCAAATGCTACTCTTACAGCACAGGTTGAAGAACTTACTAATTTTAAATTAAAAATTGATAGGGAACAGAAGAAAGATTTAATCGCTAATACTTTCTATATGCTCTCTGACGATTTAAAGAAAGATTGCATTGATAACATTGATAAATATACTTACGATGAAATTGAAGCAAAGCTTTCTGTAATTTGTGTCCGAAATAAGGTTAGTTTCGATCTTGATAAACCGGAAGAAACCCAGACTATTTTCAACTTAAATAGTGTTGAAGAAGAAGATGCAGGAATCCCTGATTGGGTTAAACGTGTTCAAGAAGTTGCGAAAGAAAAAAACATTTAAACAAGGAGGATAATATAAAATGCTTAATGATTTCTTAAAAAAGAACATTACAAGTCAAGCTGCTTATATTCAGGCTAATGGTTATGGCTACGGCCAAGTTGAACCAAATCACCTCTCTGGCCAGGCAACAAAAGAAGTTTACGCTCAGTTACCTGCTAAGAAAGATATTGACATTCTTGAAAATGGTCAGTTTGCAAAATATAATTATGCTGATGAAGTCGTTGATTTTGAAGGTCCAGGCGAATGGATGCTCGTTTTCAATGAAATCAAACTTTATCGTGAACATCAGGTTGATGCTGAGTTTGCAATGATTAAAGATAACTATCAAGCTCGTGTTTATAGCCCATTTGGTGGCGATCGTGATGGTAATCCAGATACTGTTTGGACAAAGCAGTCTCGTTACTACAATGGCCAGGGTGTTGACGCAGCTGATGGTTCTATTACCTTCAATGATGGTAAAGTCAAAGTTGGCGATAATGAATGGCCAGTTGATGATGTCACTGCTGCTCCTGATATGTATGAAATTCACTATAATGAAGATCCATTCCATATTGAATCTCTTTATCGTGAAAAATTAATGCCAGAAAATGGTAGTTCTATGGTTCCTCGTCTTATTAAGACTCATGTTGGTGATATTTATACCACTAATATGATTGGTGAAGAAGAAGTTGCTCTTAAAGATGAACTTTCTCCAAACGAGAAGGGTATCCTTTCCAAGAGTGGCGATGGTTCTATCGTATGGCAGGTTGTTAAAATCTATACTATGCCCGATCATCAACCAGGCGTAAAATTAATGCGTATTAAGTAATTAGAAAGGAGAGAAGAAAATGTTAGAGTTTAAAGAATTACTTCAATTAATGAAAGTTGCTGCTAAAGCAAATGCTTCTGCTCCTACTTCTTATAACTGGAATGGTCAGAGCCTTAGTTGCGACGCTATTAATGAAACCCTTCGTCAAGAACTCAATGAACTTTGTGGTTCTAACGCTGCTTATCGTGAAAATAAGAACACTATCTTTAGCTTAATTGAACAGACTCTTGATGAGGTTCTTCCTAAGAAAGTTACCGAGACTTACATGCAGTTCGCTGATGTTAAAGTTTTCGGCCAGGGTGATAAACCCATTTTCCGTAGAAAGCTCAACTCCAATAACCGTGCAAAGCAGTTCATCACTCGTGTTGCACATGCTGGTGTTTATGAGGTTTTCAAACTTGGACGTAATGAAGAAGCTTTTGAAGTGCGCACCAGCGTAATTGGTGGCGCTGCTCAGATTGGCTTTGAAGAGTTCCTTGATGGTCGTGTTGATTTCGCAGAAGTCACTCGTATCGTTTATGAAGGAATGGAAGAGCTTATCGCAAAAGAAGTTGCCCATGCTCTTAAGGCTTCTATCAATCAGCTTCCTCCAGCAAATCGCGTTGCTGCTAACGGATTTGATGAGAGTGAATTTGACCGTCTCTTAAATATTGCTTCTAACTACGGCACTCCTGCAATTTACTGCACATATGAGTTTGCTGTTAAGATGATTCCTCAAGAAGCTTGGAGATATACCGAAGGTATGAAACAAGAACTTTGGAATAGTGGCCGTCTTGCAAACTACAAAGGCCGTACTGTTACTATTCTTGAGCAGGGCTTTGAGGATGAAACCAATGAGCGCAAGGTTATTGATCCAGGTTATTGCTGGATTATTCCTTCTGGCGCTAATGGTAAACCTGTGAAGATTGCTTTTGAAGGCAATACTTTAGTTCGTGAAGATGACAACCGTGGCGACTGGTCCAAAGAGATTCATGTCTATCGTAAGGTCGGCGTTGTTGCTATGCTCACTAACGATATTTGCTGCTATGTTGATACTTCTCTTATGGGTCAGATGGATCAGTGGTACCTCAATGGTGTTACTGGTAACGTTATCACCTATGATGGACGTTTTGATGGCGCAGTTAATGAAGATGGTTCCGAAGCTGGCTCTGAAGGTTCCGAGCCTGTAAATCCAGATCAACCATAATTAATAATTAAATATATAATTTACTAGGGGAGAGGGAGATAATCTCCCACTCCCCTTGATTGTTTTTATGAGGAAAAGGAGATAAAAAATTATGCCAAAAAATTATTTTTATAATGTGAAAAATCGCAGTTCTAGCACTATTTTATATAAGATTCCAGAAGATGGTATCCGTAGAACTTTTGCCCCCGGAGAGATGAAAAGAATCTCTTACGATGAATTACTTCATTTAAGTTATCAGCCAGGTGGCCGTGAATTAATGGCCAATTTCTTACAGATTCAAAGTGATGGCGTGCTTCAAAGTTTGAATATTAAAGCTGAACCAGAGTATCATATGTCTGAAGTCCAGATTGTTGATATGTTAAAGAATGGTTCATTAGACCAGTTCCTTGATTGTCTTGATTATGCTCCTATTGGAGTTATTGATTTAATCAAAAAATATGCTGTTTCCCTTCCACTTTCTGATTATGATAAACGTCAAGCATTAAAGAAAAAGACTGGTTTTGATGTTGATGCAGCAGTTGCTAATTCTGGATTAGAGCCTGCGGCTGGTGCTGAGGGAGAAAAGGCTGAAGAAAGTGCTCCTTCTGCTCGTAGAACAAAGCCTAATTATAAAGTAGTAAATCAAGGGTAATTCATAGAAAGGAGCGAGCTGTGAACATGACTCAATTCGCAGATATATATAATCGCTTTCTTGGAAAAATTACTGATGACATGTATGTTGAATTGACTCCTGAAGATACAATTAAAGATTTGCGTAATCTTTTAATTGATGCATTACCTGGTTTTGAATTTCCTCGTCGCAATTTATATGATTATACAATTAGTGAAGAAATTAAACGTGAAGATCAAGTTGAAGATGGAGAATTCATTATTGGTATTCTTTGGGATGATGATCTTGAAGATGATGAGTTAGGGGAAACCCCTTTATGTGTAGTAGAAAAATCTACTTTCGCAGCCGAATTAAATTCGGAAGAGATAAATATTTTAGCCATACTCATGATGATAGGATGGGTACAGCGACAAGTTACTTCTATTGAAAATACTCGTATGAAATATAGTGGGCCAGATTTTAAAATGACTTCGCAGGCAAACCATTTACAAAAACTTTTAGGTTTGTTAGGAGAATGTCAGCGATAGTCACATCATATGCAACGGCTTTATAAAAGAAGAAAGATAAACCATGCGGATATGAATTATCAATCCAATTGGGATAATGCGTTAGGCCATGGCGTATACTACTAAATATGGTTTTGAGTTTTCAAGAGAAGAAGTAAGTAAAGAAGTAATTCGTTTAACCAATCAATTATGGAAGTTAATTCCTATGAGAGAAAATAATGAGGATTGGGATAAACAATTAGAAACAGTTATTATAGATATTGCGGGCAAGGATGAAATATTTCTCCATGACTCGCATTTTTTATAGCTGTTATCTAAATTAGAAGGATTACGAATTGTTGATGTAGAGTTCGCAATTTATAGAAAGACTGTATTTGAATGTATTAATTTGATAAATGAAACCATTTCGTTAGATTAATCCTCTTGGCATTGGGCCAGCGAGAACATTAAAACTAATGGGAAGTCGTTTAGGTAATACGGACTTTCCGCACTATTACAAAGATACAGTTGAAAATGCGAACCACTTGGCTAAAGCATTATCTATGCGTGGCGGTTTTCCTCAACAAGAAAGAATGATTAGAGATAAGCGAAAATCATTAGATAAAGCAACAATGTATTCTTATCAAGCTTGTTGGGTAAAAAAGATTTAGGATAAAGATAGTTTAGATGTTACTGATTTGAATTATCCATTAGCAAGAGCTTTAATTAACCCTGATAAGAATAAAACTGATTATGATGATAAAATTATTTCTATTGGTTTTGAACATGATTTTCATCCAGGCGATGTATTTGAATGGTGTAGAACTCATACCTATTGGTTAGTCTATTTATAGGATGTTGATGAAATAGCCTATTTTAGAGGAGAGATTAGACGCTGTGATTATCAGATAAACTGGTTGGATGAAGATGGTAATGAGTTAAGTACTTATGCAGCTATTCGTGGACCAGTAGAAACTAAAATTAATTTTATTCAAAAGCATTAGATAAGCATTGATGAACCTAACTATTCTTTGCATATCTTATTGCCAAGAAATGAAGATACAATGAAATAGTTTAAACGCTATTCAAAGTTTTATTTAAAAACAGCTGATGCACCAGATGATAGTATCTGTTGGCGTGTTGAAGCTACCGACTCAATTAGTACAAAAGGGATTCTTGAAATAACAGCAGTTGAATATTATGCTAATGAAACTGAAGATGATGTTGAAAAAGGGCTAGTAGGTGCTTTTGTTGAAAAAGTAAAAGAGCCAGAAATTGATCCAAAATTAGATATCGTTGGACCAACCTTTATTAAACCAAAAGTTGAATATACTTATTATGTTGATAATAAGGAACCAGGAGATTGGTATATAGATGGGCCGAAGGTACCAGTTAAATTAGAAAAATATACTACTGAAGGTGGAACTCCTGCTGTTAAAGTCACTTGGACCAGTTCATATAGTGGGCAATTTACTTTATGGTTTGGTCAAGAAGGACATGAAAAGAATTTCACAAAAACTATTGTAGTTGAGTCTTTGTTTTGAGTTAAAGGAGATTAAGAGATATGAAGATTGAAAGTTATCATCCACCGAAAAGCAGTTTTTTATCTATAAATAAAGACATGCGCTTATTAGTTGATAAAATACTTTCTAATGATAGATTATGTAAATTATTATATTATACAACTAAAGATGCATTAGAAAAACCAAAAGTTCCAGATAATGAAAAAATTGCTATGTTTAATAAGGAAATTAGAATTGTTCCTAAATTATATGTTGATAAACCAGTTTTAAATTATATTATTATCAGTTTTGATAATTTTGTTGAAAGTGAGAATCCAGAGTTTAGAGATAATATAATTGAATTTGACATATTATGTCATTTTGATTAGTGGCAATTAAAAGATTTTGATTTGCGGCCTTATCGCATAGCTGCAGAACTTGATAGCATGCTTGATAAAAAGAAACTTACTGGTATTGGTAAGGTTGAATTTTATGGAGCAAAAGAAATTTTATTAACAGATGAATTTGCTGGATTATGTTTAATGTTTAAAACATATCATGGTGAAGAAGATAAGAAGCGTATGCCAAATCCTGCTGATTAGGATAAGTTTGAAAAAGAATTCAAAGAAATGATTGAAATTCAAGAAGAATAGGCTAAGGAGTACCCACATGGATTATAGGCTAGCCTTAATGTGCGGGAATGACCTGCCAGTTCCAGAATGTTAGTTAGTTATACATCAACCTTCAATCAATGAAATCGCTTTAATTGGAGACAAAGTTTTTTTTAAAGCTACCCAAGTTTTATGTTTACATAAAACTATGTTTGCGGAGGACAAAACAGTTTTATTAAACATAAATAATTTTTAGATATTTATGATGATAATACAAGATGAAAAGGCGAAAGATAAAAAGGATGCAGTAAAATAGGTTCTTACTTTATTGTTTCCTAATTATAAAGTTTTATTTACTCCCAAGTCAATTTTATTTCAAACTGAAGATAATGAATCCATTATTGTAGATGAAAGTAATTTTGAACAACTTTAGGAAGTCTTTCGTTTAGTGTTTTGTATGTAGAATGCTCCGATGGATTAGAGAGCATTTAATCCAGAAGGAGATAAAGCAAAGGCAATAGCAAAAAAGTTAATGCGTGGTAGAGAACGCATAGCGCAAGAAAAAGGCGAAAATAACTCTAGTATTTTTAGTTAGTATCTTTCTACATTGTCTATTGGTTTACATCAGCCATTAACATATTTAAAAGAACTAACTATGTTTTAGTTGTATGACCAAATTGAACGATTTATGTTATGGGTCAACTGGGATTTAGATGTCAGGATGCGCCTAGCTGGTGGTAAACCTGAAGACAAACCAGACAACTGGATGAAAAATATTCATTAAAATCATAAGGAGGAAAATACACTATGAAATTTGGTGTTCGTGAGATTTGTGACGTTGTCCTTCGTGCCAAGGCTCGTCAGCAAATTGGTAACAAAATTTTCTATAAGAATGAACCTGTCATTTATTTTGATACATTAAAGACCTCTAGTATGGAAGGCCAGGCAACCACTGTTTATGCACAGGGTGGTCGTGGTAATGCTCGTCTCGTTGCTTGGGAAGGTGAACGTACTATTACCTTCACAATGGAAGACGCTCTTATTTCTCCCGAAGGCTTTATGATTCTTTCTGGTGCCGGTCTTGTTGAAGCAACTTCTGCAAAACCTGTGTATCAGCATATGACTGAAACCATTGATGGTAGCGATATTTCTATTAACACTGCTGAAAGCACTGTTACTATTACTCTTAAAAACAAGCCATATATGCCTGCTGACAAGGGTGAGAACTTTGCTTATGTTATGTTCATGCGCGATGGTGAAATCGTAACTGAACCTTACATTCCAGTGCATGAGTCTGAAGACTATACTGTTGAAAAGATTGAAGGCGCTACTCCAGAAGAAGATAGATATCAAATCATTGTTCGCGCCCATGAGTGCTATGATGATGCTCATAATGGCGAAGCTGTTGATTATGTCATCGGACAGATTGACCAAGTGAAATTTGATAGCGTTCTTGTTGACTTCTATGTAGCTCGTGAAGCTGCTGCAAAACAGATTGAGATTACCCCAGATAAGTTCGGTGGTAACTTCTATCTTGAAGCTTCTACTTTATTCCGTGATACTAATGGTGTTGATATGCCTGCAGAGTTCATTATTCCTAACTGCAAGATTCAATCCAACTTCACATTCACAATGGCATCTTCTGGTGATCCTTCTAGCTTCACCTTCACAATGGATGCTTTCCCTGATTACACTCGCTTTGATCATAGTAAGAAAGTTCTTGCTGCTATTCAGATCATTGAAGAAGCTGGGTCTCAGGATCTCCACCGTGGTGCTACACCAAATGGTGATTATAAAGTTGACGGTGTTGCTGGCGTTGACACTCATGAAGACCTCTGGTCTAACCGTGTTGAGAACGCAGGCGGTTAATTTAACTAATTTAAGGGAAAGAGATTTAATCTCTTTCCCTTTTTCTTTTTAGGTGGTGAAAATTAATGGCAGGAATTGGAGTTGAAGCAGCAGCTCAGGCTGAATTAGAAGAAGCTAGTACACAAGAATTTACTGAAGCATGGACTAAAGAAACTGGTGGTTTATTAGCATAGCTATAGAGTTTTTCTAATTAGTTAAATACATGTTATCAAAATATTATTTAGACAGATGGAATAATGTCTTAGGCTGAAGCTAGACGATAGTAGATGAAATCAATGCTAGAAAAAAATTATATGGAAAGAACTAAAAAAGATACAGCAGAAGATTTAGCAAAAGAAATTAAAAAATATGTATATGCAAGTTCTAAAGGCGGAGCTGATATTTTAATTAAAGATGGTTTAGAAAAAGCAGAAATTTATTCAATGTTATGGCAAGCTAGGTCAGATACTTATAATATTGGATATGGTAAAGAAAGTCAAGAAATGCTAACTAAAACTGCATTGTCTGGTATGAAGTTAGTATATCAATTAAGAGCAATGATAACAAATGAACCAGAAGAAAAAATGGTAGTTACTTTTGCTGAAGGCGGGTTTAGAAAAGAATCATAGAACGTAAAAGCTTTGACAATTCCTATGTCCAAATTTTTAGATTCAGCAATTCATGCAACAAATGAATTAATTGAATTTAATCAAGAAGCTTTTTCTAAACAATTATATGGAGATCCATATAAACTTAAATTACGTTCAAATAGAACAGTACTAGATTAGTTAAAATAGATTGAAGGTAGTCAAGTTACTGATTTAATAATAAAAAATGGTAATGGACAAGAATAGTCAGTTACTAGACAATTATATGAATAGTTAATTACTAATAGAAATTTTTTATTGCGTTCAGACAGTAATTATGATGTTATTAGAAAAGGACAGAGTGGTGCGGTTGCAGAATCTTTAGTAGATGCAGCTTTTAATAATAGAGATTTTCAATATCAAAAAGATAGTGCTGTTTGGTATTAGGAGCCAGATGTAACAGCAAATGGATAGGGATATAGTGTAAAAAATTTTATTGGAGGAAATCCTACTCTGTTAAGAATCAATAGTTTGCATACTGTTATTGATGGATTAATAGCGCAATTATCACGCACTGATCTTTCTACAAGTGAAATAATTCAAAATATACGGACAGAAGTTTTTAAAGTTACAGAAGGATTAAATGCAGCAACAGAATAGTTTTTAGAAAAACTGATTTCTACTGGAATAGGATTTGGATGATCTTGACAATTTATAAAAAATATGTTATACTTAAATTAAGTATAGAGAAGAAGGAGGCCACATTATGGCAAAAGTTGGTTTAACCAAATTAGGTTTAAAAGTAAATACTAATGTTATTCCTTTAACTTGGAATAATGAAGTAATTGAAATAAAAGAATATCTTCCAATAGAGAAAAAATTAGAAATGATTACGCGTATTGTTGCATAGTCATTAGATGATAATAATTTTGCAAATCCTGCAAGATTAAAAATCTTTACTTGTTTAGAGGTAATGTATGCTTATACTAATATTAATTTCACAGATAAGCAGAAAGAAGATATTCTTGGCTTGTATGATTTACTTAACAGCTCTGGTTTATGGAAGCAAGTAAAAAATATACTTGAAGATACTAAACCAAATGAATGGGATATTATTGCTCAAACAACTAAAGAAGTTGTTAATGAAGTTTATAAATATAGAGATTCTGCACTTGGCATTATGCAAGCAGTGGCAGAAGATTATAAAAATCTTGATTTAGATGCTACAAAAATTGAAGAAAAAATTGCTAATAAAGAGAATTTTAAATTATTAGATACAGTAGTAAATAAATTAGGATAATTATGAAAATAGAATATAGTTTTAATATATTAAGAGTGCAATTAAAATGGATGCGCAGCTTATTAACCAGATTAGGTTAATATAACTATTTTATTTTTTAAAAATAAATAGGAATGATTAAAATATATAAAGGTTATTGGAAATTGTTCCAATAACCTTTTTTTCTTTATATAGATTTTAAAAGAGAGAAAGGAGTTTTTATAATATGGCAAAAGCATTAAATGTTAGTTTAGCAGTAACTGCCGATACCGGTCAGGCTAAAGCGGCGTTACAATAGTTATAGCAA